AAACGCTAATGCTATATCTTTGTTGATAAGACCACCTTTTGTGTAAATGTTGTACCAGTTTGGTCCTCCTGTAGAAGTCAATTTGAAACCCTCTTTACCATGTTCTTCATAAGTAACAGGCTCTCCACTAAGATTTGGTCTTGTTTGTCCTGGTGCATTAATAGCAAAACCAGCATACTTAGCTCTGTTTCCAACGAATAAATCTTCTTTCAATGTTACATTTGGAACTCTTGGGTTTTTTATCTGTCTTGGTGTTGGATCGGGTATCAAATAGTGGTCAAAATCTGGTCTTCTTTTTCTAGTTGCTTGAACTGGAGTCTTTGATACTATCCAGTTTTCTCCAAATGTTCCTGTCCACCACGGACCTTTTTCAATCAAAGAACGAGTTATTGTTCTTGCAACTTCTTTTCTTCCCTTAACTACTGCTTTTCCTAAATCTTTAGTAAAGTGTTTTTTAAAATCTTTAGGCATTGGCGGTAAAGTTACAGCTTACAACTGATAAGTAATGACTGTCTCCCTCGACATTTACAGAAGTTGGTCCTTCAATATCTAATACTCTCGGAGTTACAGAAAAACTATCAGTATAGTTAGATGCGTTTACAGAAGTTAAACCAGTTATTACAGATTCGGCTATCGCAGATGCAACGGCACTTCCCCTATTTGGCGGTGTCATAATCCCACACCTTATTGATCCTGCATAATAACTTGAGGCTGCTCCCTGGACTTGAGTAGTGGCCTGACCAAAATCAAGACTTACCATCACATATTTTTTATCCTTACCAGGAGTGGTAAAAGGCATATTATCAAATACTACTGTAACTGTATTATCAGCAGCAATTACGGCACTTTTTATTGCGGTTTCAAATGCTGCTCGTGCGTTTACTAAAGTCATTAGAAAATAACATCAATGCGAAATAAATACTCTTGCCCACCTTTTACAGTAAGGACATTTGTAATTTTAGCTGCTCTAGTTGATCCAGAAAAAGTTAATGTAATTTCATCTTGTAATAAAGGCTGACTATCTCCAATTAAATCAGGAGTTACATATAGCCTTGCAATATTTTCTTGGAATCCACTTTCTTCTTCCGACCTAACAAATTCAATCGGTACTTTTATGCTGTAGCTGACATCAGTTGTAGATATTGCACCAGTTGAAGTGTTGTAAACAGGAGATGTTTTTCTTGTATAAGTAATACTGGTATCTAAAGAATCTCCTAGATCAGCTATAACCTGTTTAGCTATTTTCTTTAATGCTGTATCTAGTTGTCCTGCCATTAGCCTCTTACCACCCTAAGTTGAAAACTTCCTGCTCCACCTAGCATATACGCTCCAAGATAACTTTGTAACCAAGGGTAAACGTCAAGAATATTATTTATAGATCCTGTTCCCTGACTATCAGTATTATATTTAACTTCAATGTCTCCTAATTTTACTTCAGAAAAATTACCATCTTTTCCTGTAGTTCCAGTAATAGCTCCAGTATCATTTGCTAATGCCCTAGCTAGTTCATATTGTGCATATTTAATATTGTTTGGTATTGCAGTACAAGCTAGTTCTACTCCATCTACCTGATAATTATTTCTAGGAAACTTTAGTGCCTGACTATCATCACATCTGTCTCCATAAAAAACCAAAGTATCAATCCATCTTGTAGCTGATATTAATGCTCTTTTCTTTTGATCGTCTGTTTTATTTGTCCAAGTTGAAGA